TGATACAACAGATGGAGTCTTTTTCATAAAAGCTGATGGTGCTGCCACCATGGATTTTCTTATTGAAAAAGATAATTCTGCGACAACCAATAGTTCAGTTGCTACGATATCTGACGATACGTTTTTGACTGCATCTTTTCATTACAACCCAAATGGCGGAAGTTCCGGCGGAGGGGCTTTTGAAGTGTTTATAGATGACTCAAAAGTTGCAACTGAAACTACGTTAACAAACGCGCCTGATGACGAAGATCTTACTGTCAGTTTCGGCATTCAAAATGGTGCCGCTGCAGCAAAAACAATGACCGTTGATTACATTTTTGCGGCAGTTGAGCGATAATTGTAAGAGAGGTAGTTTGTTATGACCCTTAAAGGTTCAGGTAGTGATGTAACATCCAGCTTTATAACGGCTGCTGCCGCAGACCCAGATGGTATTTCTACAGCCGCTAGTATTAGCGGAGCCGCCAATTTAACTATTGGTGGCGCATTAGCTAGTGGAGGATCCGTTACTATGGATTCTCCTAGAAATGTCACCATACTTTCTGCCGGTGATGATTCCGGTATTACTTTTACGGTTACTGGCACTGATGAGTCTAGTGCTGCTCAAACTGAAGTAATTACAGGAGTTGACTCTACCACTGCAACGGGGACTAAGTTCTTTAAAACAGTGACTCAGATAGCTACTTCTGGTTCTTCAGCGGGTAATGTTAGCGCGGGTTCCGGCACTAGTTGTTGCGGTGTTATATCAGCAGCACGTTGTCGTTTACGAGGTATCTATGTAGTAAACGGTAGTGGTGCAGCAACCATTGTGTTTAGAGAAGGTTCTGGTACAGGAACAATTGTTATGCAATTTGCTACTGTTGCTGGAGCAAGTACCAACTCTTACCCTGATGTGCCAGATGATGGCCTTTTGTTTAAAGATGGCGGATATGTAACTTTTACTGCAGTGACAGATTTAACTGCAATGACAACATTCTTTTCTTAAAGGAATTGGTGAATGGCTACATCGGGATCTAGAGATTTTGAGCCAGATGTTGCGGAGTACATAGAAGAAGCATTTGAACGATGTGGTCTTGAGTTTCGCACCGGGTATGACGGGGTCACCGCAAGGCGATCCCTTAACCTGCTGTTCGCTGATTGGGCAAACCGTGGGTTAAACCAATGGACCGTTACTAATTCAGCAACCACAGTAACGGAAGGTGATGAATACCTAGATCTGACTGCAACGACGATCGATGTGCTTGATGTTATCCTCAGAAGAACTGAGGGTAGCACAACAACTGATATTTCGATGGAGCAGCTAAGTCGATCTGGATATTGGAATATTCCAAACAAATCAAGCAAAGCCAGGCCTACACAATGGTTCTTGGACAAGCAAGTCACACCTAGATTGTATTTTTGGCCTGCTGCTGAAAACAGCACAGATAAACTGGTTATTAATAGATTAATTCGCATTGAAGATGCGGATGCCAGTGTCAATACTCTTGATATGCCATTTAGGTTCTATCCTTGTCTTGCTGCAGGACTTGCTTATTACATTGCTTTGAAGAGAGCTCCTGACAGAGTTCAAATGTTGAAAGGATTCTACGAAGAAGAGTTTCAACGAGCAGCGGACCAAGATGAGAGTAGAGCTTCTTTGAAGATTGCCCCAGGCATTTCTTCTACCAGGAGGTCATAATGGCTTATGCATCTGGCAAACATTCAGTTGCCATATGTGACAGGTGTGGCTTCAGGTACAAATACACTAAACTAAAAAAAGAATGGACTGGATTTAGAGTCTGTTCTGAGTGTTATGAGCCTAAACATCCGCAACTCGAACCGCCTAGAAATCTTGCTGACCCTGAAGCTTTAAGACATCCTAGACCATCTTTATCCGCCTCATCTATTGCAGGAGCGGGTGTAGTGCGGACAATTAACCCTAACCAGATGATAACGGTAACAGGTGACTCGATAGGTTCAGCTTTTGACGGGCTGAAAGCTACAACGAGTGTGGGAACCGTAACGGTGACAGTATGAGTTTTACCTATGCACAATTAAAAACAGCAGTTCAAAACTACTGTGAAACAGCAGAAACAACTTTTGTTTCTACATTGCCTACGTTTATTAAAGAAGCAGAAGAAAGAATACTTAAAAACATAGAAATGCCTGTTTTTAGAAAGAATCAAACAGGTCAAGTAGCTTCTAGTAATACTTATCTTTCAATGCCTGATGACTTTTTAGCCCCTTATAGCTTGGCTGTTATTGCAAGCAACGTGTATTCGTATTTGTTGTTTAAGCATGTGTCTTTTATTCGAGACTACACAACAAATGCATCAACTACAGGCCAGCCTAAGTATTACGCTACATTTGATGATGACACATTTATTATTGCTCCAACGCCAGATCAAACTTATAGCGTAGAACTTCATTACAAATATAGGCCTGTATCTTTAACTGCTGGCGCAGACGGAACTTCTACCTGGCTTTCTATTAATGCGCCTGACGCTATGTTGTACGGAACTTTAGTAGAAGCAGCGACTTTTCTTAAAGTTCCTGAAGAAGTTGCTTTGTATCAACAACGCTTTGATATGGCTCTAAAATCATTAGCAGGTATGGGTGATGGCTATGGTCGAAGAGATGAGTACAGAGGCGATATTGCAAGAGGCATGATCTAATTATGTTTGACATAGAAATCAATATGTCTCCTGGTGAAGTTAATGTTCAAACTACCCAGAATCGTGGGCATAACACGCAAGAGTTATCAGCCAATGCGGTAAATAAAATTATTAATATTGCTGATACAGCAGATCCTATTATCAGGCAACAAGCTGAAGCGTTTAAAGAACGTATGTTTTACGTTATTTTTCACGCTTTAAATCAAGCGGTAGAAAGTGACAGAACAACGCTCTATAACCAGTTAAAAAAACAAGGCCATGATGACATGGCGGAAATATTGAGGAAATTGTAATGGCTATTACTCAAGCAATGTGTACGTCTTTTAAAACAGAATTACTGACAGGAACACATAATTTTACTAACAGCAGTGGTAACACATTTAAGCTGGCTTTATATACAAGCAGTGCTTCTTTAGGAGCAGGAACTACGGCTTACACCACTAGTAACGAAGTTTCTGGGACTGGTTACACCGCAGCAGGTGCTGCTCTTACCAATGTAACTCCATCAGCGGATGGCACTACTGCTATAACAGACTTTGCTGATTTGACGTTTTCTAGCTCTTCGATTACAGCGAGAGGTGCGTTGATTTATAATGACTCTGTTTCTGATAAAGCGGTACTAGTTTTAGATTTTGGTGCCGATAAAGCTTCTTCTTCTGGAGACTTTACAATTCAGTTTCCAGCAGCGGCTGCTGCTACAGCGATAATTAGGATCGCCTAATGGCCGATGTAACCATATTTTTTGGGGGTTATAACAGCATAACCCAAACCTACAACTCTGGTGGTTATAACCAGGATGTAGCTTTTACGGGTCTTTCTGGATCTGTAGGTAGTGTTGTTGTTGCTATTGCAGAAGACATAGAGGTTACAGGTCTTGCAGGAACTTCTGCTGTAGGTTCAGTAACTATTGGTCAAGGCGAAGGAATTACGGTAGAGCTTACTGGGATAGCTGCAACAGGTTCTGCTGGAGTTATTAACATTTGGGGGTCAATTAGTGATTCGCAAACACCGAATTGGTCAGCGATCAGTGATTCACAAACGCCTAGCTGGTCAGCAGTCAGTGACTCACAAACACCAAATTGGACAGACATAGCGGCATAAATTATGGCAGCAACATTTGTAAATAATTTAAGAGTAGCAGAGCCAGCAGACGGTGATTCAAACTGGGGCAATACTACTAATACTAGCCTTGAGTTAATTGGCGAAGCATTGGGCTATGGTACTGAAGCTATTACGACTAATGCCGATACCCACACATCAACTGTTGCAGACGGATCAACTGACCCAGCAAGGGCAATGTACCTAAAGTACACGGGTACGCTTGACTCTGCCTGTACTATCACGATTGGCCCGAATACCATAAAACGCTTCCAGATTATTGAAAATGCTACAAGCGGTAGCCAATCTATCATTATCAGCCAAGGTAGTGGCGCAAACGTCACTATCGCTGCTGGTGGAGTGAAGGCCGTTTACTTGGATGGCGCAGGAAGTGGCGCGGCGGTTGTTGATGCGTTTGTTGACCTTGATGTTGGCGGTACTTTTACTGTTGGCACAGCGGCTAATGGTGTTTCAATTACAAATGGTGCGATTGATCTTAAAAATTCTGGGTCAGCATCGTACATGAGATTTTATTGCGAATCTTCTAATGCCCACTACGCTGAAATAAAGTCTGCCGCTCATGCTGCTTACAGCGGAAACGTCACGCTTACTTTGCCAGTAACAACAAGTAATTTGGTTGGTGACAGTGCTACACAAACACTAACCAACAAAACAATTAATGCGTCTAATAACACCCTGTCTAATATACCTATGTCAGCTACAGCTTTGTCGGCTGGTACAGGGTTAAGCCTTAGTACTAACACATTAAGTGTAGATGCGGCACAGACGGGTATTACATCGTTGCTTGCTACCGATATAAAAATCGGTGAAGACAACGAAACTAAGATTGATTTTGAAGATGCTGACAAGATTAACTTTTATGCTGGGAATGAAAAGCAATTAATCCTTGAAGATGGTGCGTTGTATCCCGGCACAGATAATATTATTGATCTTGGTAAGTCTGACAATGAATTCAAAGATGCTTTCTTTGATGGAACTGTAACTGCAGATGCTTTTGCAGGGCCATTAACAGGTGATGTAACAGGTAATGTTTCAGGAACTGCTGCCACAGTAACAGGAGCAGCGCAATCTAATATTACGTCTTTAGGCACACTAACGACTCTGACTGTTGATAACGTCATTATTAATGGCACAACGATAGGCCACACTGACGACACAGATTTATTAACGGTAGCAGATGGCGTTTTAACGGTAGCAGGGGAAGTCAGCATGACTACCCTCGATATTGGTGGAACTAATGTTACTGCGACAGCAGCAGAACTAAACAAGCTAGATGGTGTCGGTGTTTTAAAACAAGCAGGGCTTGAGACTATTTACGTTCCAGCTGCAGCCATGTATCCAAACTCAACATCTGGTTGTGCAGCTTTAGCTCAAGTGGAGTTGGCAAATGGCCCAGAACTTAAATGCTTAGATTTCGATGCTTCGTCTGACGAAAACGCACAGTTCACTGTTTGTTTTCCTAAGAGTTGGAACGAAGGCACTGTGACATTTCAAGCCTTCTGGACGGTGACAGGAACAAACACAGGAACCGTGGCGTGGGGCTTGTCAGGAGGATCAATAGCAGATGACGCCTCAATTAACACCGCTTTTGGAACCAACGTGGTAGCAACCGCAAAAGCCTTTAGCGGAACTTCTAACGACATGACTGTTTCTGCGACGTCAGGTGCGGTCACTATTGCTAATGCTGCTGCCGACACAATGACCTATTTTCAAATCATGCGTGATGTATCTGCTGATGATCAAACAGGTGACGCAAGGTTGTTAGGTATTAAACTGTTTTTTACCACTGACGCAGCAAATGACGCATGAGTAGTTTTGGCTACAATGTTCTTGGTTTTGGTGCTTTCCCAAATCGGGGAACACCGCTTGACATCACATATCTGATTATTGCCGGAGGAGCTTCAGGTGGTAAACAAGATTATGGTGGTGCTGGTTCAGGAGGCGGAGGAGCCGGAGGTGTTGTATCAAGCACAGCTACCGTGTCAGGCGGAGCCTCACACACCATAACAGTCGGTGCTGGAGGAGCTTCAATATCCGTGGGCACAAGCGTATCACAACAGGGGAATAACGGAACATCTTCAACGATTGCCGGTATTGACACTACTTCTGTTGGCGGCGGCGGAGGTGGGCGAGGTGACTGGCCCACGATTTATCAAGGTAGCACTGGAGGTTCGGGTGGAGGTAGCTCAGGTGCTCCAACCGGTGACGCTTCTGGAGGATCAGGGACTTCAGGTCAAGGGAATGATGGAGGAGATGGCATTTATGCTGTTGATCCTTCAAATCCCGGTGTATTTGGAGGCGGCGGAGGCGGTGGTGCTGGGGCTGTTGGAGAGAATGCGGCAACTGCTAAAGGCGGTGACGGAGGCGCAGGGACAAGTTCATATTCAGCTTGGGCATCTGCAACATCGACAGGTGTTTCTGGGGTCTATGCTGGAGGTGGTGGAGCCTGTGGATATTCTACGACAACAGGCCATGGGCTAGGCGGAACTGGTGGAGGAGGAAGGGCTGGTATTTCAAACGCGGGTGGTACAACTTCATCGGATGCTGTTGCTGGAACTGTTAATACAGGATCAGGCGGAGGTGCTGCTGGAAATCGTGCAGGGCAAGGTGATACAGGAGCTGGAGGTTCAGGTCTGGTAATTATTAGATATTCAGGAAGTCAAGTAGCGACTGGTGGTACAGTGGCTGAAAGTGGTGGTTATACCTATCACACGTTTACATCCAGCGGAACTTTTAGTAACTAATTATGAGTCATTTTGCAAAAGTTGAGGATGGAATTGTGACGACCGTTATTGTCGCAGAGCAAGATTTTATTGACGAACATTGCGAAGGAACGTGGATTCAAACTAGCTATAACACGAGAAGAGGTATCCACTATGGACAAGATGGTAATCCTGATGGTGGTGTAGCCCTTCGTAAAAACTATGCTGGGGCAGGGTTTGTTTATGATGCAACAAGAGATGCTTTTTATCAGTCAAAACCTTACCCAAGTTGGATCTTAGATGAAGATAGTTGTGTTTGGGGGCCTCCAACAGCAATGCCTAACGACGGCAATCTATATGAATGGAATGAAGAAACAACGTCTTGGGTTGTCCGAGAAAGAGCAGAGTAACAGGGCGAGATTATGCAAGTAGCTAAAAATGGAGTAGGTGATTGGCCCACACCCCCAAGCTAATTTAGGAGCAAAGTAATGGCAGCGAGTTATGACAACGATTTACGTCTTAAAGAGATAGAAACCGGATCTGAATCTGGAACCTGGGGTACAAGTACTAATACTAATCTTAGTTTAATTGCGGATGCTTTTGGCTACGGCACACAGGCTAGTTTTGGTAGTGATGCTAATGCCACAACAACTGTTGCAGACGGTTCTGCTGATCCTGCTAGAGCTATGTATTTTAAAGTTACTAGCAGTGCAACGCTAAGTGCTACAAGAACTTTAACCATTGAGCCTAATACAATTTCTCGCGTAATGTTTATAGAGAATGCCACTACGGGTTCTCAGTCTATTGCAATTAGCCAGGGTAGTGGTGCAAACATTACTATCGCTACAGGGAAATCTAAGCTTGTTTATTTAGATGGTGCTGGCAGTGGCGCAGCAGTTGTTGACGCGCTTGCTAATAATGAATCAACGTCAGCAGTAACAAGTGGGACTTTTACTCCTACTTTAGGCGATGACCTGAGTATTACAAATAGAAGCCAGGCTTATAATACTCAGGTTGGCAATTATACAAAAGTTGGTAATCGATTATTTTTTGATCTTACGGTTGAGCTTTCTAGCAAAGGAAGTATGACGGCCAGCAACCAGGTGTTTATCGGTGGATTACCAGAAGCTTGTAAAACTCAAACTAGTCTTGTTACAACAGTAAATTGTGGTATTGGCCAAGCCTTTAGTATAACAGCAGGATATGTGCCAGTTGGTCTTGTACAGTCAGGAGAACAAGCTATTCGAATGGGGCTTTGGGATGCAGCAGCCGGTCCTTCTATTCTTTTAGTTTCTGAAATTACAACTGGAAGTAATAATAAGATAGTTCTTAGCGGAAGTTATCCGGTTTCTTAATATGGACAAATTAGAGTCTCATGAGAAAGAGTGCGCGTTACGTTTCAAGGCGATAGAGGAACGCCTAGAGCGTGGCAGTGCGCGCATGGATCGTATGGAGGCTCGAATGAATAGTTTGTTTATGGTGACGGTTGGAGTTTACCCGTTTATTTTAGCGTCAGTGTTTTTAGCGCGGTATCTGTGACTTGTTATGATTGGCGAAGTCGCAGCCGTTCTCTCCGCTCTAAAGGCTCTGAACGAAGGATTAGCTACCCTTAAAGAATCAGCAGGGCATGGCAAGTCTTTACAGGGATTAATTGGTAAATGGGGAGAAGCAAGCGAAAAATATAACGATGTCGAGCGAGCCAAGGCTGGCAAGATGTCATACAGAGAAGCTTTGGCAATGGAGTCAGCCAAACGCCAATTAGAGAATTTTGACAGACAATTCAAAGACATATGTTTAATTCAGGGGCAAGGAGATTTATATAACTCTGTTAAAGCTAGGATGCAAGAATCTCGCATAGCCCATGAGAAAGAAGTCGCAAGGATTAAGAAAAGACGAAAAGAAATTAGGGAATACATAAAGATAGGTGGGACGGTAGCATTTGCTTGGGTGTTCTTTATGTGCTGTGTTTGGGCATTAGTTTGGATACTGGAGAACACACCCGTTGAATGATTATCGCGTTTTTATTAGTAGTAGTGGTCAGCGGAGAAACTGTATCTGATGATAGAATGTTGTTTCAAAGCATCTACAGGTGTAATGAGTTTGCTATTGCTATTGAAGAAGGGCGAGGTAGTTCAGAGAATATAAAGAGGTATCGAATGCAAAAGAATGTAAGTGCATACTGTGTTCCAAAAATGGTTCCACGTGGAACGGAGTTATTTGAATGATAAAAGTATCATCCTTTCTAATAGTATTATTGCTGTCTAGCTGCTCCTCGATACCTACCTGTGGTACAAAGAGTATAAAGATACAACTACCTTCAGCGGTTCCGTTTATGGGTAATGAGCCATTTGAAATATCCAGAAGTAACGACCATGTTGACTGTGAGTTAGATCCTAGTGAAAGGAATCCAGATGATTAGTCACCAAGATCTTAGCCGCTACTGTGCTGAAAGTTATCAGGGATCAGACTTCGAGGAAGCTAATATCGAAGTCATTGTCAGGGAGAATGTATTCGCTTTTCGCGGAACAGATGAACCCAAAGACGCACTCCGTGATTTGAGAATCCTGCCATTATGGACCCGCGAATTGGGCTGGTGTCCGGCAGGTTTTCTTAAAGCAAGTCGGCGGCTGGTCAACAAAGTAACTTCTGTTTGTCTTGAAAGAGATTTAGACCATAAAAAAATCGAGCTAACAGGCCATAGCCTTGGTGGAGCAGTTGCCTTAATAGTTGGTGCTCTGATGACCAGGGATGAGATACCACCGTTACAGATCGTAACATTTGGCGCACCTAGATGTGGACGATTAAAGATATTAGACCAAGTACCAGTAACGATGTACCGACACGGTAAAGACATTGTGCCGATGGTTCCCCCTCTGATGCGAAGACACAAAAAACTGTTAGAGTTTGGTAGGCCCGGAAAGAGCTATATTAAAGATCACTACATGTTGAACTATGTAAAAATGAACAAATCTCCAGATTATTATTAAGGAGTTTAATTTGTGAATTGTTGGATTTGTAAGCATCAATTAATTTGGGGTGGAGATCAGGATATTGAAGAAGAAAGTGAGTCTTTTTCTATGGTCACTAACTTGTCTTGTCCTGAATGCAATGCTTTTGTAGAAGTTTACACACCTAAAATAAATAAGTAGAAATGAACCCTAAAAAACTAGAACCAGAAAGCAGCTACGCTAGATATGACACTGACGGTGACGGCGTAGTCAGTGACGATGAGTTAGCAATAAGTGCGCGGTTACAAGAGTTAGAAATGCTGCATGAGAAGAATGTGGCTCAGAGGCATATGGTTTGGTTCGCGCTTTGGGGGCTTTTGTTGTATCCATCTGGCGTAGCAGCGTGCTCGTTTCTTGGACTAAACGATGCAGCAGCTTTGTTAAGTGACATGGCGAACATGTACTTTTTAGCGACGGGGGGTGTGGTCAGTGTGTTTTTTGGTAGTCAGGTGTACGCGGGTAAGAACAAATGATGGATCTGGCAGTAGGAATGCTACTAGGTTTTTGTATTGGTTACATAGTTGCGAGGTATAGATGAGCGTAGATGTAACACAAGTATATGAAGAAATAGCTGCTGATGAAGGAAAGGTATTACACAAGTATCTTTGCTCAGAGTCGCATCCAACCATAGGGATTGGCCATAAGGTTTTAAACACTGACGCAGAAGCTAATCTGCCAATCCATGGTGTTTACGATGATGTGTCTGAAGAAGAATGTATTACGGAAGAACGATGCTATGAGCTCTTTCAAAATGACATACAATTAGCGATCGATGGATGTAAAGGCTTGTACCATAACTGGGAAGAAATTCCACAGGAAATGCGCCACATCTTGGTTAACATGTGTTTTCAATTAGGCCGGACTGGACTTAGCCGGTTTAAGAATATGAATGCAGGTGTTGCCCAGGAAGCCTGGGGTGTAGTTTCTTTAGAGATGATGGACTCTCGATGGGCGCAGCAAACACCGGAAAGAGCTACACGTTTACGCGATCGTGTTTTAGTAATGATGGATGACTTAGAAGGTTAATATGCCATTACAACCTTTAGATTTTAGACCAGGGATTAACAAAGAAAGCACAAGCTATACTGCTGAAGGCGGTTGGTTTGATGGCAATCTTGTTCGATTTCGAAAAGGGTTTGCTGAAAAGATAGGCGGCTGGCAGAAGTATGTTTCAGTATCTTACGAAGGGACTGGCAGAAAACTTCATAACTGGGTCAATCTTGCTGGTACAAAACTGCTTGGTTTAGGAACTCGATTTAAACTTTATATTCAAGAAGGCAACATCTACAACGATGTTACACCGATCAGATTAACCACTGGTGCAGGTGACGTTACGTTTGCTGCTACTAATGGTTCTTCAACGCTGACAGTCACTGATGCCTCGCATGGCGCAATTGTAAACGATTTTGTTACATTTTCTGGAGCAGCAACATTAGGCGGTCTTGTTACCGCTACAGTGCTAAACCAGGAATATCAGATCGCAACAGTGCCAACTACTAACACTTATACTATTACCGCTAAAGATACAGATGGAGATGCGGTTACCGCAAATTCTAGTGATTCAGGCAATGGCGGTGGATCAACAGTTGGTGCTTATCAAATTAATGTTGGTCTTGATGTCTTCGTTGATGGAACTGGCTGGGGAACAAGCACATGGGGTGACAGCACTTGGGGATCTATATCTTCTTTAACGGCAATTAATCAGTTGCGATTGTGGTCCATGGATAATTTTGGCGAGGACTTAATTTTTAATCCTCGCGCAGGCAGTATTTATTACTGGGATAACACCACTGGTTTAAGCACTAGAGCAGTACCATTGACATCTTTGTCGGGTGCTAATCTCGCTCCGACTAAAGGACTTCAGGTTATTGTGTCTGACGTAGATCGTCATGTCCTGGTATTAGGCTCAGATCCTATTGAAAACGGTGCAAGGAGTGGCAGCATTGATCCTCTTCTTATCGCTTTCTCTGACCAGGAGAACGCAGCAGAATGGGAGCCTCGATCAACAAACACGGCTGGATCATTACGATGTTCTGCTGGTTCAGAGATTGTAGGAGGCATCAGAGCTAGACAGGAGACATTAATCTGGACTGATGTCGCGCTGTACAGCTTACAGTTTATCGGCACACCTTTAACTTTTGGTCTTAACCTTGTTAATGAAGGTGTCACTCTTATCGGACCAAACTGTGCAGTCAATACACCGGCTGGTATATTTTGGATGGATCGCAAAGGTTTCTATCGTTATGCGGGTACAGTGCAAAGTGTGCCATGCACAGTACAATCGTATGTTTATGATGACTTTAATCAATCACAATCTTATCAATTCTTTGGATTTGTAAATAAAGAATTTAATGAGGTTGGTTGGTTTTATTGTTCTTCCAGCTCAGACTCTATTGATCGTTATGTTACTTACAACTACGAAGAAAACAATTGGGCTATCGGACAGTTATCCAGAACTGCCTGGGTCGATGAAGGTATTTTCGCAAACCCAATAGCAGCAGGTAAGAGTAGCAGCACACCATATCTGTATAGTCATGAGATCGGTAACGATAACGATGGTTCTGCCATGACATCTGTGTATATCCAATCAGGCGATTTTGATTTAGGTGATGGCGAAGACTTTCAGTTTATTAAGCGCATGGTTCCAGACGTTAACTTTACTGGATCGGGTGGTAGCGGTCAGGCCATCAACGCAGTTTTAAAAGTTAGAAACTATCCTGGTGATTCATTTACTACAGATCAGACTACATCTTTTACAGGTAGTACAACAAAGATAGATATGAGAGCCAGAGGCAGGCAGGCCGCTTTGCGGTTTGAGGCTGAAGATGCTGGCGTTGGTTTTAGATTAGGGCGAAATAGGTTAGATATGCAGCCCAACGGTAAACGCTAATGGCTAAGATTCTTCAAACTAATCTGCCGATTGCTCAAGAACAACAAGTAAGTTCTGACACGTTTAATCGTGCGATCAGGGTTTTAGAGCTTAATCTGAATGCCGTCGATGTTGACAATACCCCGCAGTACAATCAGACAACCATTGATACATCAAGCTTTGTTAAGGGTGATGTCATCTGGAATACGAGCTTGGAAAAGCTACAGGTGTACAACGGAGATTCTTTTAAAACAATTACATATGAAGATAATACACTAGGCATGACTGCTAGTTTGACTAGTGTTCAAGTAGTTACTAACGGTTCAATTGTAGTAGAAGTGGGATAATTTAAAAATTAAAAGTATAATAAAACATGAAATGTAATTCTGCTAGTAAAAACGCGGGTCAGATGAAGCAATTTCCGAAAGCCGCAAAAGATCCCAATTCCAGATTACGTCAAGCGCGTAAGCGGTGGAGGTGTTAAATGTCTTTAAATGAAGACAAAGATAAAACGCAACTTATTTTTGATCCCGGTAATTTCGGCGGGGGAGAAACTGCTTGGGATAAGTTAGATCCGGAAGTGCAAGCAATACTAGCAGCTGCTAATCCGAATCAGATTCCTGGAGGAAGAGCAGGTCCGTTTACAGGCACTGATTTTACTACAGGCGCGCAAACAGTTAGATCTAGACATGGCATGGACTACCAGGGTCCAGGGACTTCTGTTTACGATGCCAGAAATACTAATCCTTACATGTCTTCTCATGGTAATCCTGACCCAGGCATTGGTTTTGGGAAACTGACTAGTGCTGCTACAGACAATCAAAATTTTACAAATGTCTTTGTTGCTTTAGAAGGGGCCATGGGTTTTCCTAAAAGCAAAATAGATTCAATGTCTGATGAGCAGGTTGGAAAATTAATAGTAGGTTTAGGGGTTCCTGTATCATCAGTATATGAGTTTAGGCAACTGTACGATCAATATGACAAAACCGGAGAAGCTAAAAGAACCGTTACTATTGGCCCAGCCGATGACGTTGCAAATAGAAAAGAACCAACCCGGCTTCAAGACAATTTGCCACCTTCTGGACAAGAAGATTCTTCTGGTCAAGAAACTGATGAGACAAAAAAAGGAGGTATAGACAAATTACCCGGAAGTGATGCACCGCCTCCAAAAAAAGGTGGAAGTGAAACTGATTCAGTTGCGATTATTGATGGAGATAACACAGGAAAGTCACCGGAAGAAGGTGAAACAGTTACTCAAAAACAGTTAGAAGATGAGGTCAAAGAAAATCCCGATACAAGCGAAGAAGAAAAGAAAACTCTTTTAAAAAGAATTGCAGATTTTTTTGCAGGTCTTAACTTGCCAACAGGGACAGGTATTCTTACAGGTGGACTGGGCGCATTGGGCTTAGGAAATATTTTTAAGAAAAAGCGTCCCTCTAAAAAAGATGTAAGAACTGTAGAGGATATTATTGAAGGTGGCGGCACACCTACTCCAGGTGACGGCACAACTACTCCAGGTGAAAATCCCCATGCAGATCTTTCTAAAGATGCTACAGGGAAAGAAGTATTTGATTCAACGCTGGAGCATGGAACTGTTGATGGATTAACTGAAACACAACGAGCAACACTCGATGAGTACATTAGGAATTTACCACCAGGCAGTGTTCCAGCGTGGCTATTGGCAGCTCTTGGCCTAGCGGCAGCAACTTCAGGAACAGATGGACCTCAACCTAGCTCATTACAGGAAGCGGCTGCACTAAGATCCATGGAAGTGTATGGTAATAAAGATCTGTTTGATCCGTTTGGCCCTTCTATTTTACAGACAATAGATCCGCGATTAAGAAACTCTCGAACATTTATGCCGACAGGCGAGGTGCCAAATTTTAATCTAGGGTATCGTGGCGTACCTGGGCAAATGTACGCAAACTACCAAGGCTCTGGGTTCGGTGGAACTGCTGGACCCATGGGTGGTATCGCATCAATGCAACCGCTCGTAAGAGATGGTGCGTTTCCACCAATACCGGCACAACCAAACTATGTGCCAGTAGGGCCACCTGGGGGTATGCCTCCGGGCGGTATGCCACCTGGGGCAATTCCTCCTGGGTTTATGCCATTCAATCAGTATAACCAGATTGCGACAGTCGCAGGCGGCGGGTTCCCTAGAAAGAATGGCCAGATAGCGGGTCCAGGAACAGAGACTTCAGACGATATACCCGCTATGCTATCTGATGGTGAGTTTGTCGTTAATGCAAAAGCCGTCAGAGGTATAGGTAATTTATTAGGCAGAAAGAAGCCTAAGAGCAAACGAGAAGAGCGAATGGAGGGAGCAAGGATGATGTATGCCCTTCAAAGAGCAGGCGAACAAGCAGCGAGGATGTCGTAATGGGTTTTTTTGACGATTTATTTGAATCAGATACAGAGCTTGTTGATCAAAGTCAGCCTTATGTTATACCTGAAGCTGGTAGAACATATGCCGATCCGGCAATGGAGTATGCAGCAAGACAACTATTAGCCTCTTATTTTGGTGGTCCCGGTCAGCCGGGTATGTTGAGTCAACCAATACCTGTTCCAATTCAACAAACTGCTGGTTTATCACCGCTTGAAATGCAAGCAAGGAATCTTGCTGGCGGTTTAGGCGGTTTTGCTCCTCAACTCAATCAAGCTTCTCAGTATTACCAGCAAAGTGCCATGGGTTATAACCCAATGGCTGCTCAGTCATTTATGAATCCTTACATGCAGAATGTTTACCAGCCTCAGATGGAAGAGATTAGTAGGATTGGCGAACAACAAAAAAGAGATGCAAGGTCAAGACAAGCACAGACTGGTGCATTTGGCGGATCTCGAGGCGGACTTCAAGAAGCAGAGATAGATAGAAACACCATGCAACGGCAGGCTCAAGCCAGTGGCGACCTGCTTTATCGAGGCTATGGTGATTCAATGGATCGTTCAATGGGCGCATTTCAAGACATGCAAGGTAGAAGGGCAGGTGCGGCAGCAGGTATGGCTGGTCTGGGCCAACAAGGTTATGACATGCTGAGTGGTCAGATTGGTATGTTGGGTGGCTTGGGTCAGATGGGCAGAGGAATACAGGATGCTGCATTTGCTAATCAATATACCGCAGCAACTCAAATGGCTGATGAGCCATATATGCGTATGCAAAGAGCAATGGCTCTTATGCAGGGACTATCTCCGTTCTTCCCAGCTTATACCTCTGGTTTTGGTGGTGGCATGGGCCAGATGGGGGCGTATCAAGACCCAAGTTCTTTCTCGAAAGGGTTGGGAGCTTTAATTGGCTTAAAAAGCTTGTTCGGTTAGGAGCAAAAAATGATCGCTGATATATACAATCGACCAATGTTTCAGAACCCGCAACAACGAGCAGGCGGGGGAATCATGGCTGGTGTTGCCCCGATCAACCAGTTTATGGGGCCGATGAGGTTAGAAGATGGCGGTGATCCTGGGATCATGGATATGCTGCGAGAGGTGCCTGGTGCTTTTTATGATGAAATTAGTGGAATAAATTTAGCTGATGACTTTTTTAATCTTCAAAAAACTGAAGCAGGATCGGGGATTAACGCTAGAGATATAACTAATTTTCTTATAATCGATCCTGACGATCCAGTTGACGTAGCAATTGCAAGTATCAGCGCAGGATTAATTGGATTTCCGCCAGCGGCTATTGCTGCGCAGTTAGCGAGATTGGGATACAAAGGCATTAAAGTTAAGAAAGTTCTCGATAAAGTTGAAAATGTTCAAAACACATTAGGTGCCAGCTCAGACGCTGGAAGATTAGAAAAATTTGCTCGTAATAGAATTGCTCCAGGAGAAGGAGCAGGCGTAGGCGATAGATTGGCTCAAATAGGAACTAATCGTGCGTTAGGTATTTTGGCTCCTGAAACAGCGATGGCTGAAGAAGAGATAGAGATACCATTAGAGGATGTAGGCTCTCCGCATTCAATACGTGGTATCGCTAAGATCGCGACTAACATCGGTGAAGCGCGAGACATGAAGGCGCCGACCTTTATGCGAGATGACAAAGAGCTTGCTGCAGTTACTGCAGAAGATGTAGAAAAGTCAGGACTTGGTTCATTAAGAGCTTATTTAAATGCAATGGACTTTGATGAAGACCTAGGCGAGTACATCAAGAAAGTTGAAGACAAAGCTGCTGGCGGCATCATGAAGCTTAATACAGGTAAAGCAATTGATTTAGGTGCAGAATTTTTGGGCAAGGTTTTTAAACGAATTGAAGAAGCAGTTAAAAAAGGAGATTCAAAAGCTCTTGATAACTTAAGAGAAGAAGCTGAATTTGTGGATTTAGACCCAAAACTTTCCGGTGAATTGGTCAAAAGAATTGACGATGCAGCAGAACAAATTGGTAAGAAAGGTGATAAGCCTGAAGGGCCTGGACCTCTTGGCAACCTTGGAGATGAGGCGGCAGATGAAATAGTCGAATCTGGCACTGAAACATCTGCAGGTCTTGGAAGCAGGCTTCTTAAAAGGACTGCATACGCAGGTATTCCCGGCGCAGCCGTCTTCTATGGCTTGAGTGAATCCTCTCAAAAGCAGCAGCTTGAAGAAAAGATTAAAGAGTTAGAAGAAACACTATCAACTAATATTAGCCCAAGTGAAACAAAACAAGTAGCAGAGCAATTGGCTAGATTAAGAGCTGAAAATGAAAGATTAAACGCACTAATAGAAGAAAGAAATAATACTGAATCTGACGCAAATAAAAGAGGCGGCAATATACTCGAAAGACTAACAAGCAAATTAAGAAATCTTGATCCTCAGAAAGGCTTGTATATTGCCAGTCAAATGATGAAGCCCACAGAGGGCATTGTTCCAGTTAACGCATTTACTCAAGCAGTAGAAGCTGGCATGGCTTATGATAAAATTCAATCTGATCAAGCCAAGGACGCTGCAGCTATTGATCAATCAATGCTTGATGTAGAAAGAGAGTTTAATCTTAGAAAAACGTTTATAGAAAGACAAACAGGTACAGCCTTAAATCCTGCTGAAGAAAATGAATTGTTGCAAAGTATATTTCAAGATTCTAAAGACAACGCTACTCTCGTTAAAATGTTGGCAACTGCGCCGGATATAATAGATGAAAACACTCAAAGCCTTTTCAGAACTGATAACGCTGACTCAGCGACTCGAAAAATATTAATGAGATATCAAAGTAATCCGTAAGCATGAAGTATCAAGTCTTAGATGACGGTTCTTATTTTAGTTGGTCAGATGATGATGATCCTAACGAAGTAAGACGGCAAATAAAAGAAAGAAACTTGGCCATTAGCCAAGAAAAAGAGCGAGTTAAGTTTGCTAATTCTGTTGAAAATAATCCGGCGACTGAACTACTCCAAGAAGATATAGGCACATTTGGAGCAGCGGGAAGAGGAGCTTTAAATGGGCTTGTTTCTATAGGCACAGAAACAGCATCAACCATAGGTTATGGCTTACAACTCGCAGGCCAAGAAGAAACTGGAAAAGATTTGGTTGCTAGAGCACAAGCCATTCAAGAAGTTTATGCCCCCGATATTCGAGGACTTGGTTTAGCTGCAGAAATACCAAAAGCTTTGGTTCAATTCGGAGCACCTGGTGGCGCGGTTCTTAAAGCGACTAAAGGTTTTAGAAAAGGAGCAGCTTTAGTTCCGCTTGCCGCTGCTGAATTTACTGTAGCTTCTCCTGATATGGAGACTTTCGGTGATTCTTTTATTGGGGCCGGTCCCACCAAAACAAGAGACTTAGAATATTTAGATGGCCAAGAAAAAGCCTTTGCTGCTTTAGAGAACAAAGGCAAGGTAGCTCTTGAAGGTGCTGCTGTTTCAATAGGTGCGCCTTTTTTGTTTGCAAAAGCAGCCCAAGTTGGTCTTCCTCTAGCAGCAAAAACCGCAGCATTGCCTGTTGTAGGTGATGCATTACAAGTAAGCTTTAAAGCTGCAAAAGATGCAGGAGAACTAATTGGTCAAGGCGTTGATAAAGTTCTAAAAGAATCACCGACTCTAGATAAACTAGCAGGGCAGTTTCGCTATCGAGGTATGCTACCTACAAAAGAGCTTGCAGAAATAAGGGATGCAAGATCCCTTGAGTTTGCTTCGCTATTGCAAGCTAACAAAATCGCGCTTGATGACGCACAACAAAGCCTAGACTTGATATTTAAAAGAGGTGATGTCAACGGTATAACCGCAAAAGACATAATGGATGCTTGGGATAAAGCGGTCTTTCCTGCTGATGAAATTTTTCAGGCAGGAGAAGACTCTGCAAAAGCAGCAAAAGCTAGAGCTTCTCTTGAAGCGGAGCAAATAAAAGCATTTGAAGTTCTTGTCGAAGCAGATAAAGCTTATGGTTTAACTGGAAAAAATCTTAATATTAATTCCAATGTTGACAATATTCGTTCTGATTACAGTTTGTTTCGATCTGCTAAAAGAGCTAGACAATCAATTGATGCTTACAGCGATGCAATATTAAAAAATCCTGAGTTATTACCTAAAGGTGTAGCAGATACCATTGGTGGTCAACTAGGATTATACGGCACAAGACAATATCGCGCTTTTTTAGACGATAACTACCAACCCTCTCAAGCACTTCAAGATAAAGCTGTTGCCTCAATAATAAAAGCTAATCAAAAAAATGGAGACATTATTACTGAGGCAGAAGCTAGAGGTCAGTTAAGCGAACTAATTCAAAAACCTGGTTTTGTAAATTCAAAATTAAGCCCAAAAAATCTAACAGAAGATTCTGTGTTGGCCAAGATGAATGATGGTGCTTTAAAAGGTAGAACTTTAAACAGCAAAGCAATTAGAGAATATCTGGGTGAGTACACGGGAAGAAGTAAGCCAGGCGTAAGTCTTGAGTCTAGAAGATCAGATCTTTCTGTAAAGTTAAATGAAACGCTCAAAAGACAATCAGGCATCATCAGTAAGGGTAATTATCTTAAATACCTTAATGAGTACAATGACACTTTGCCTGCTGGCAATAAAGTCTTTTTGGATGAGGTCCCTCCTGGTTTGATCGACATACAAGGCGATAAGAGTTACGTTAAGTTAAGTGATAGTTTTAAGTACGGAGAACTTAAAGGAAAGTACGTTAGACAAGATTATCTTAATGCATTAGAGCAAGACTCTTGGAAACTTTCGTCTGTTCTTGGCCCCGGTTATGCTTTTTTTCTTGGGTTAAAAGGTCTGAGTCAATTAGGTAAAACAGCTTACAACCCAGTCGGGCAAATTAGAAATGTTACCAGCGCAATGGGCTTTGCCATAGCAAACGGTAATGTCCCTAACGGCCAGACCATGGCTGAAGCTTTTTCGTTTGTTTCTAAGTCAATAAAAAATGAATTTGGCAAAGATGCCTCTGGCAAAGCGATGGCTGAGAAATACAGCAGACTTGGGGTTATAGGTCAACAAGCTCAGTTAGGAGAATTAAACAATTTAATTGATGAAGCGGCAGAAGCATCCCAGCTTAATGCAAAAATATTTGGATCAAAAGGAATTCAAGCTTATCAGAACAGCATTATGACCAAGCTCTACCAGGCAGGTGATGATGTCTGGCGTATATTTAACTTCAAAACTGAAAGTGAAAAGCTAAGGTCTATGATTGCTGCCTCTGAGGTGAAAGGATCTCCTTTCATAATGAAAGCAACTACACCACAACAAACAAGAATTGTTACCGACGCTGGTCTTGATCCAAAAAGCTTTGATGTTACAAAGCTTTCTAAAAAAAGCTTTGATGATTTTATCGATGAAGAAGCAGCATCAATTACAAGAGATGTAGTTCCTACCTACGAAAGAGTCCCGGAGATTGTTCAAAAAATAAGACAACTGCCGATTGGTAATTTCATTGCTTATCCTGCTGAAATTATAAGAACAAGCACAAATATATTAGGCAGAGCGATTACTGAACTTTCAAGTGAAAATCCATTAATGAGAGCTAGGGGTATGGAAAGAATCCTTGGCTACTCTTCTATAGCAGTTGGTATACCTTCCGGCATAACATCTATGAGCTTAATGGCCACAGGCTCAACAGAGGAACAGTTAGATTCATATAGAAGATCTGGTGCGGCAAGCTGGGACAGGAATGCTAGTTTAGCGGTAGTTAAGTCAGATAGTAACGGTAACCCAGAAGAAGTTATTAACCTTTCTTACACGATGCCATATGAGTACATGATTACTCCGTTCTTAGCGGTTCAAAACGCATATGACAACGGCGTTAGGAATGAAAAAGATATGTTTGGAATAGCTAGTGATGCTATGGGTCAAGTATATAGCGAATTTTTTAGGCCATTTATGGGCCAATCAATGTTGACCCAAAGAACTTTTGAAGCAATGAATGGCAGAACTGCTACAGGTGCGCTTATTGGCCCTGGAGAAGATGCACCTGTAGCTGACAGGATGTATTCAGGATTTATGCATGTTTTAAACGGATTAGTTCCTACGATATCGCCTGCTGAATTTAATGCAGATGTGCGGCCTTGGGAAGTTGGGAAAATATCTCCTGATGAAGAACCTGTGGGCGCAAAAGGTTTTTATGGGCTTTCTAGGGTGTTAAATATAAAAGACGCACCTGTTTCCGCTCTTGTTGGCAGCGGGTTGGTTGATCCCCGATACAGGGTTTCAAAAAACAAACAACTTGATTTTTATGGTGAGATGTTTGAAGCCATGACAGGCGTTAAAACAATTAAGTTAGATATGGAAAGGTCGTTAGAGTACAAGGCTGTTGACTTAGGAAATAGAATTAGTAACGCTGGAATAGATTTAAGAAGGTTGGCCAAAACAAAAGAGTATAGAAGCCCTGAAGAGTTTGCTTATAACTATGAAAAGTTAGTCGAGACACAAAGAAGGTTGGCTTCTGAATTAAAAGTTGCAATGGATGATGCAAAATATTTAGGTGTTAGCAATGAAAAGATTAACGCTATTTTAAGCGATGCGAATGTTCCTAGGTGGAGAAGCATTGTGCGGGGTAAATTCTTACCATCAATGCCAAACCCTGATCTTTATATAGAACAAAAAGAATTAAGCGAAGATCAAAACAAAATTAGAAACATTGTGCCTTTAGCCGATATGAGAAGGACATTTGGAGAAGCAAGAACCAGCGAACTACCTGCTGCTCCAGTTTTGCCTGCACCTACGCCAACACCTGATTATAGTTTACTGCCTAGCAGGTCTGCAGGAAGTAGCCCATCATTACCAAATAATCGCGAATCTTCTCAAGCATTAAGGAGACAAGAGATAAATAAACTGTTAGGCATTGACTAATTGATCCCGCAGCGCAAACGAAAGAGCAAGTACTACGCAAAGAAGGTTGAGTACGATGGTATCGTGTTCGACTCCAAGCTCGAGGGTGCCCGTTACAAAATACTGAAAGAGATGCAGGACCGGGGAGAGATATGCGAACTCGAGGTTCAGGTGCCATACGAATGTGTGGTAGAAGGTAAGAAGATCTGCAAATACATTGCTGACTTCAGGTACAGATGCGGTGATGATGTCATGGTAGAAGATACCAAAGGCGTGATTACCCAGGTGTTTTCTCTAAAGAAGAAGCTGGTTGAAGCCCTGTATCCAGGGCTTGTTATCCAGATCATCAAAGACCCAAGGGAGTTACCTAGAACGGCGTTCTATCCTCGTTCATTACCTGTATCTTCTTGAAGTCTTCGAGGGTGCCGTCAAAAAAGTTACGCAACTTCTCGAGGTCAGCCGTATCACCAAATCGATATTCAATCTTGGATAGCTCACGCATCTCAGGACTGCTGAAGTGCTTGTCACCCAGCTTATCAGCCGTGACATTGTGAAACGTAAAGATGCCAACCTGGTAGGTCATGACATCATCATTGCTCTCTTCAGGTACGAAGTCAGCTTTGACTAGGCTAGGCATCCATCGATGGTCCCTGCAGCCAGCACGTTGTTCTTCGATCGTTAACTCTTTGTTGAACCTAGCACAACGCCATGCTGCATTAGTGCCGTCCATTACAGGTGACGATGAGTGACAGTTCCTGCAGTTGACTGAGCCTGGTAATCGTTTGCCTAGATAGATCTCACGATACCGTGAAGTGTTCCACTGCTTTAACTCCCAGTCATTCTCGCTCTTACCAGGTGGTGGTGCGTCAGAAGTAATGATGCGCTGCGCTTTCTCCTGAGCCTGCTCCCAGATCGAAGGTTCAAAGTCTACGATTTCAGAATAGATGCTACTGTCATTTTTGTTGACCACAACAGCCATGGATTTCGTTAGACCAAAGCAGCCCATGTAACAGTGGAGCTGCCACTTGTAGGATCTAGACCAGCCCTGATAATCACCAGACTTGTTGAGCTCTTTCCAACGCTTGTCGTTAGCTGACTTGCTTTCAAAGACTAGAATCTGTTCCGGATCCTCCGGTACAACACGTTTCGCAAAGCCGTCACAACTACCGCCGAAGTGTCCGCCAAGGAACGATGCTCTGTACTGATTGCCCTCCGCATCAACTGCAGAAAGATCAAAGACCTTGCTCTCTTTAATGAAGTGAACCAGTTGGTCTTCGATCCGATTGCCCAGGTCAAACAACCTGAGCATCCGGCCTTTGAAGTCAGATGGTAAGCACCAGTGGTACTGTAGCCACAACTTGCGTTCATCTTCATCACCGATCTGGCTCATCCCTAGATGGCCTCGCTGACCCTCATTGTTATCTTCGATCCATTGATCGATTTGTTCAAAAAGTAACGCCGATGACATTCCAATACCTACCCTCTTTTCTTACATTAACTTTCCTGACCTTATCGAAAGCACCGTCATTCACCATAGCAACAGCGGTGTCGATGCTGTAAGGCAAACGCATTCCTTTTGACATAATGCCCCACTTCTTTTCAGCAACCTCCCTGGCTTTACCGTGCATCTCCACCATCAAGGCAGTGGAGTAAGGCCAGTACTGATCTTCAGACTTGAAATTGATTTTCAGGTAATCATTGCCATTCTTACTGGTCGCACGTTCAGCGCGGACCCATTTAACAATTTCCTGTCTTTCAGTCGCAGCTTGCTCACCCAGTTCATCTGATAACACATTCCCTTCAACAGCCTGAGTTGTTTCAGAAGCGTCCTTTTCCTCCGCAAGCCCCATGACAAGACCAAGGGGTTCTTTAGGTTTAGGTTTGGGCTTAGGCTCTCCGCATTCTATGCAATGACTGTAGTCAGAATCATTCACTGCAAGACATGGGTTGCCATTGTCTTTCTCTGCCTCACAGATCCAGATCTTAATCTCTACATCGTTGAGCTCTTCATCCCGCTTGTTGCGTTCCGGTCTAGCCGTGTCGATGCAGCCATGGCGTGCCATGTTGCCGCCATAGTCCAAGAGCAAACAGTCCTGCTTGTCACCCCAGGGGCGCATACCCCGTCCGCATATCTGGACATACAGACCCAGCGATTTGGTTGGTCGCAGTAACGCTATGCAATCTGTGCGTGGTGCATCCCAACCCTCAGTCAGTACAGCGACATTGCATAGTGCGTTGATCCTGCCTTTCTCAAAGTCTGTGAGGATCCTCTCACGCTCATCTGCCGGTGTCTCAGCCGTCACTGACTCTGCAACAATGCCATGGTTCCGTAGGAACATAGCCATCTTCTGAGCGTGCAGAACGCTGACGCAGAAGAAGACGGTGCTGGTTCGACCTTTAGTGTATGCCTTATCGATCCAGTCATTGATGATGGCGTACATCGTCTGATCAACGATCGCCAAGGATTCAAGATCAGACTCACGGTAGTCACCACCCTTGAACTTAAGTCGCGCCTTACTTGCATCAATAATTGCGTTATCTGCAACCTTGAACGCTGACAGTCGGGACAGGTATCCCTCTTTAATTAGTTGAGGGATCTTTGCCTGGTAGGCAATGCCGCTGAAGAAATGGTCCTGCATACCATAGATGTAGCCCTGTCCCATACGGTATGGCGTAGCCGTCACACCCAGTATCTGTGGACATCCTATATCTTCGAAGTGATCAATGATCTTTCGATACCGACTCCTCATCTCAGGACCAACGTGATGGGCTTCATCAATGATGATGTAGTTAAAAGGGAAGGACTTTTCAAGTCGTTTCTTTGAAGCCAACGTGTCTCTACTGGCAACTACAATAGATGCGGTATGGTCATACTGTTTGAGACTAGCGGCAAGAATACCGACTGGTGCCTCTGGCCATACCGTTTTAATTTTATCGACCGCCTGGGAAATCAACTCCTGGCGGTGCGCTAAGATCAAGAATCGCTTGGTTGGATCCTGTTCGTATAACTGCTTGATCAAAGTCGCGAACACTACTGTCTTACCAGCACCCGTAGGTAGCACGATAAGTGGGTAGCCTGTCTCTTCTTCAAACCAGCAGAGAGCTTTTTGCAAAGCTTTTTTCTGATAGTTTCTTAATTCCATCTTAGTGTATTAACTCCTCATCATTAAAAATTTCTTCACGTTCTTTGGCCGCAAGTTGTTTCATTTTCCTAATAAAGAAATCAACCTGTTCTGGGTTATCAGCATTAACGTAAATGTACATAAGAGAAAAACCTAAACACTCCTGTACTAGTTCTGCAAAATGAACTTCATCAGTGGTGTAGAGTTCTAAAAACTCTCGAAATTTTCCTTGAAACTCTTCAAGAATTTGTTTTTTTGCCAGTTGGTGTTCTTCTATAGTTCTCATTTAGTGCTCCAGTTAAGTAATTTCAAATTTTATCCTCGCCTGCCAAGCCATAACGGGCCAAACGTAGCCAAACCCGATCGTACCCTACAGAATTCTGCCTGCCTCGACTTACCGTGCCAGATCGGACCTAGCCATGCCATGTCGCAACTCACCTCGCCTGCCATACCTTGTCATACCAAGACTGAACGCACCGCACCCAACCTGGCCTAACCTGAACATGCCTGCCTTGCCTTGTCGCACCTTGCCAGACCTCGACCAGCCTCACCCCGCCTAGCCTGCCATACCTCGCCTAACCGTACCGGGACTCAACACAACCCGCCACGCCTCACCTCGCCTGCCTTATTTAATTTCCAAATCCAGACTACCAATAGTGGTATCAATTGCCTCGCTGATCTGAGAGATCTCGCTTAAAAGATGGTATTTCTTTCTGTATGCAATCGCTTCGTTGATTGCTCTTTTCAAAAGATCATCTCGAGAAATAGGATCATTTATGATGTCGTCCAACGACATGTAGACTTTTGATTGCTTGGAATCTTCAGAGACATTTGAATACACCACGTTGTGATAAATAGGGACACCTGGTTCAACAGGTTTACCTTCTCTGATCACATGAATAGATCGGATCATGTTACGCGCTTCATTCAGTCTGTACTTATCAGCAGCAACATCGTTGTTCCATTCAAAGCCATCATGCAGAACATTGGTGTCATCTCTCGCTCGTTCAACAACAGCAGCGGGGGTTATGACACCCCCTTGATCCTGCTTGATATCTTCGAGTTCGTTGTATGCATCTTCTGCTCTAATGTTGTTAAAGCGACTGCCTGATCTCCAACGAACCTCCATTACGCCACCTCTTGAAAGGTACGACTTTCAGTCACAGGCACAGACGTATCGACGCGAAAACGTCCCATCTCTCCTCCCTTCTCCGGTCGCCAATCACCAATCCCAGTTGAGAATCCTGCCTTGTTGGCAAGGATGACAACATCCTGAACTGATAACCTAGAAGTGTCGATGCAAAGCTTGAAAGTAGCTCTCCAGCTCTCAAAGCACAATCTATATCTAAGGTCGGTTGAACCTGCTCCGACACGCACGGTGTCAGTACGAACATATGGTTCTTTGTCATATGATAAAGGCACGCACATGTTTGAATCTGTGCTGGGGATGAAGACAGATTTTCTGACAAGAGTTTTTTCTATGCCTTCATCTTTATGCGCTACGTTGATAAGAGCAGCTTTGAAAGCCACTAATGGAAGGCCATAAGAACCATCGTCAGTGTAATAAGCACACTCTTTAGCTGTAGCCTCTGGAGTGCGTTTTTCTTTCGGCAGCTTCTTCCTCTCTCCAGGAGTCAGTCCAAGCATACGCAAAGCCTTTTCAGACCATGCGTGCATTAACAACGGACTAATGCCCTCAATGCCTATTTCAATTTGAGTGTCCTGGTGAGGATTGATCTTGCTTTCTATTGTTTGATTTAAAATACTCATGATTTTAATTTCCTATTTTTTTTGCATCCGCTAGTTGTGAGAGCAGTCAGGCGCGGATGTTTCTCCTGACAACTCTTTGTGAACTGATTGATCGTAGACATCTGGATCAGACATCAATTCATTAATCTCATGCTGCTCACGTTCTTCTTCAGACATGTTCTCGAGCATATCAATGTACAAGTTCTTCACCTGTCCCATGGTCGATTTCCTTTTTTCTTTCTTCAACAAGTTCAAAACAATAGGCTTCTGCTTCTGATCTGTCTGGCGCGTATCCCAGGTACACCCGACCTTCTTTCTTCTCGATCGCGTAAAACAACTGAGCATGTTCATTAAAGTAACTAACCATTGTTCCTCCAAATTAGTGGCGGATCATCTACTGTGGTGTGGAGAGGCACCTAGGGTCCACAGTAGATGTAAGGATGCCGCCTCACCCCGTTCACTCCCTAGGCCCTTAGCTCCAATTGACCTGCTGACCCGTGGGCTGCGCTGCCTGTTGGGCAGGTGCAGCCGCTGGAGCAGACTGTTGTTGTGCAGGCTGCTGAACAGCAGGCTCTGCGTTAGGCGACAAGAACGACTTGATCTTGTTCTTAGGTGGATAACCATTGCTACCAGGCTCAATGCTAACGCTGGCCTGCAGCGGCTGGTTCATAGCAGCACCCAAGGTCTGAGTGTTGAGCGGTGTCGTATCGACATTGATGCCAACCCCTTTGACGAATGCTTTGAGCCGCCCGATCGCTACGTTAGGGTTACCGCCAGTCAGTACAAAAGTTTCAAAGATCCTTCTGTTCTCATGAGAAGGGCCGACGACTTTGAACTGAATGTCGATGCCTTCATTACCAGATCGGTACTGCTTCTCCTCAAAAGAAACACCCTCAATGGTGTAGGTGCCTTCAGGCACGGGCGCGTAATCGCCCTGTTGGTTTTCATCGACGTTGTCCCAGTCGATATTTGAATCAAGAATACCCATAGCTATTTAGCTCCTTTCTTTACGGGTTGTGGTTTAGGAGGAGCAAGGGCTGCTTGATAGGCATCCATGAAACTACTCCAGTCGAAATTCAATTTGTTGGGAAGCTCAATGCGACTCTTCGCATCGTACCCCGCAGCAAACTTTGTGAAGAGAGCTCGATTGCCGTAGCTGATCGCACGGTTCTTCGAGCCATCCTTCTGCAGGTTCACTTCAAAGTTCGCAAAGAAATTGAAGTCCACCCAGTCTTTGATCAATGCATTGACCTGCTTGTGGCAACGCATCTCCCAACGATCGTAAGGCTCGTTGATTGCATCATTGAAAGGCTTGACCGCCACATGCGATAGCAAGATGACGTTCATGTTCTTGTTCTGATACAACCACTGAAAGCCATCGAGCATGTGAGTCCATAACTCTTTGACCTTTGTATGACCTTTGCCGAAGCCAGGTGTTTCGATACCTTCCCAGCCTTCCTTCTCGCAAGCATGTCGCTCTGCAAGAATCGAGGCGGCATCGGTGGTATCCAGACACACAGTTTTGAAGGCATGGTCTTCGTTGGCCAGACCTCTGACCTGATTGAGCAGATCCTCCCATGTCTCTGCAACGGGGAAGCGTGGTGCCTCAATAAACTTGAGTCCATCTTCCGCTTGCAGAAAGATCACATCGTCAGCCTGAGATGCAAAGGTAGATTTACCAATACCATCTGTGCCTTGGATGTTCATCTTCATGGGAGGGTAACCGCTTGGGCCTTCTGGCAATGCAGTTGTCTGCACTGTATCGAGTAGGCTCATGCTACTTCCTCCTTGAGGTTGATTGATTTAATCGACGGGTCCGCCAACTCAGTCGATAGAGCAGCACCTATCCTGGATGCTTCGCTTGGATTCGCGATCATCCATTCCTTGTACTGTTTCATGTTGACTGTATAGACGGTCTGTCGAGTTAGAAAGGAGGGAAGACTTTCGTCAGGTTGTTGATACCAGAGGGTGTGCAGGTGATCCTGGTCCCAGTGATACTTACGTTTGATTTCGAATGTCACACCAGATTCGGTGCTTTGCCCACCTTGATTGGAAAGCGGTAGAAGAATCTCACGCGCTTCTTTGGTGTCGAGAATTTGACCTTGAAGTTTCTTCGCTCGTTGCTGAAGCTTCGCAATCTCTTTCTTCGCAGTGTCGTACTGACGTACTAGTTCATCGTAGTCCATAGGCTACTCCTCTTATCACACTTCTCTTCTCTACACTGGACCCATTGTCCAGAATGCTTTACAGAATGTCAACACTAATTACTCATAATATTTTTTGACACAGAAAGTTCTTCCACCTAAGATGTGCGAACCGGAAATATATGAGGATGAAATGGACGTTCAGATCGAGAAGGGAATTCCTATCGGCAAAAGCTTTAGGAAGGAGCCTGACAATGAGTGGCGGGATACTCTGTTAAAAATGGACATCGGTGACTCGTTTGTGATTGATGAGGGTGACGATGAGAACCGCGCTCAATACCAGGCCATAAGCTATCACGCCAAGAAGATAGGCATAACAATAAAGGGAACCAAAGAGGATGAGCGGAACCGTAGAATCCATCGGCTCACATGAGGTCAGGCTTTTCCAACCTGAGTTCTCTGGCGAATCAATCAGCTTCGAGCAAAAGGGAGAGTGGCTAAACGAGCTGCTCGAGTACGGCATACACATCATCCCCTGTGGTAGTCCGCACGATACGATCCCGCAATACTTTAGGAAAAGACATCCGTTTGATGATGAGCCTCAGTTAAAAGCGAAGTGGGCGAAGACCCCCCGTGTCAACTGGTCACACTATCAGCGCACGCAGCCAAGTGATATGGAAGTCAAGGCCTGGCATCATGAATTCCCAGCAGCGAACTGGGCGGCAATCACAGGGATAAACTTTGCCGTCATCGATGCGGATAGTGATGAGGCCATGGCATGGATCAGTGAAGGCAACATCACACGATCGCCTCTGACCCAGCGTACTCCTCGAGGAGGAGCTCATTACTTCTATAGCATAGCTCAGGCAGAGGTCAGGACCGGGGCCGGTAAGAACAAGATCGATACCAGAGGTGTCGGT